GAGGGACAGGGACTTCGCCTATCTGAGTCTGGCGTTGCTTGACCACTTCCATCTGCCCGTCTGCTAGTAGCAGGGTCAGTTCTTCCTCGGACAGATTTTCGTACTTCTCCTTGTCCACGGAAGTCTCGTCGTTCCACCAGACCTTGATGACCCCTGCCTTTTGCAGGAGTGCATCCTTGAACCAAGTCTGGAATACCTCAAAGCCTGGGTTGTCGTTCATCAGCACCCAGTTGCAATACTCGGTGGCTTGCTTAGCCTTCTCCTCGTCGCCAGGTGCTTTGGGTTCAAACCGCACCACGTCGTCGGACTGTGTAAATACACGCAGGAGTTGTGGCAACGCGCCGTCTACGGCTTCTGCAACTTCGCCTGTAACAATTGTAGACCGCCCCTCGACCTCGTTGCCGTAGGGTTCGCGGTTGTACGCCATCAGCGCATCGCGGCGTTCCTCTACCGTCTCGGTATTGATGTAGCCGATAGCATTGTCTATCTCGTTTTCAATGATGGCTTGTAGGTCAAATTCTTGCATTTAGACAATCCATTTCGTGTTAATTGGCAACGGTTTGCCCCAGGTGCTAGTGGTATTCAAGCCAACAGCGAGATACCTAAAGGCATCCGCAGCGTGACTTGACCAGTCATGCAGGGGTTTGTCGTAGTAAACATTGCGCTTCTCATCGTACTCGCGGCGGTAGTTGCGTAGTGCATCTGCGCCTTGTTTAGTTCGTGGATGGAAGTAGCAATTAGGTAAAAGCCTTCTAACGGCTTGTATCCCATCGTCGATAGACATTCTTGGGCAGACGGTGATATTGAGTCCAAGGTCTTGTAAGACTTCTTTTCTACTCTTGCCTGTGCCGAGTTCTCGTACCTCAACGTCGTGGGGCAAGATGTGTTCAGCCTTTGTGTAATCATTTTGCTTTATCCAGTTGACGTACCAGTCTAGTCCCTGACCGTGGTTCTCAACGAAGTCGATGAGCCGCCTCTCCTGCCCCGCGACCTGGCAAACCCATATAGCTGTGCTATCCCCAACTCCCAAGTCCCAAGCCGTGTACGTCTTGCAGAGGCTATCTGTCGCGAACTCCGTAAAGCGTTCAGGTGCAAGCGTATTAAGTATCGCGCCGTAATACGCACCCTCAACCGCAGCATTAAAGGAACACTCAAATTCAGTTGCGAACTTGTCGTCGCCCATCTCTTTCTTGGCAGCTTCAAGTTCCTCTGGACTGATAATACCTGTCTGCGAAGCCTTAAATTCAAGTAAACCCCACCCTTCCTCTTTTTCTGCCCTGTCGCGCAAGTCCTTGAAGTGGTTCGCGCCCTTCGGTGTCCCGATGAACAACGCCCACCCTAGTCTATCCGTTAGCGCAGGTCTTAGCACCTCGTTCCAGACCTTCGGGTTCATGTCCCCTACCTCGTCTAGAACCACCCCGTCTAAGTATATTCCTCGCAGGGAATCTGGGTTGTCTGCACCGTAGAGGCTTATTCGCCTTCCGTAGAAGTCTACCCTGAGTTCGCTGATGTTAGCCGTTGGGGTCAGGGGCTCCGTAAACTTTAGCAGGTAGTCAAACGCCACCCGCTTGGCTTGAGAGTAGGTTGGGGCAACGTAGGCGTACCGTGGGCTTTCCTTACCGCAGAGCATGGCTGCGCGGATAAGGTGGTTTATGGCAGCAACAGTCTTGCCGAACCTACGATGGCATACAGCCACCGCGAACCTATTAGCCTCCAGCGCATCGTGAACCAGAAGCTGTTGGGGTCTTGGCGCATAAGGGATTGTTACTTCTGCCACGAGATTACCAGGGGTTGACCGTCTAATCCTGAGTGTTCATTGACCTGCGTTTCCTTCCACCCAGCCCTGGTCTTTAGCCAGAATATCATTGCCGTGGTGTTGCCGTTCTTGGCCTGTTCGTATAGCGACTTGCCTATCTGGGCGTTAGCGTCTACCCGCCCGTCGTCTAACTCTTGCCGGTAATACTTGGCTAGCGTGTCTGCGCTGATTCCGAGCTTTGTCGCTATGTCTTCGTGCCGGATACCTACCGCAGCCAGAGTCTTGACTTGAAGCCGATTCTGGTCAGTTGGTTGGTGAGCCGGTCTGCCCACTCCTTCTGCCATCTTTATATCTCCGTTAAATTAGCTTTTTGGCCGGTAAAGTCTTCCCAACGTTTTACTATTACATCGCAATACTTGGGGTCTAATTCCATCGTGAAGTTAGTTCTTGCTGACTTTTCGCAAGAAATCATCGTAGAGCCAGAGCCTCCAAACAAATCAAGAACAAAACTATTTTTGTGATAAGTGTCCAAAATATCTTGAATCAATCCCACCGGCTTTTCGCATGAATGAATTGTTTTTTGAACCTTTGCAAAATCCCAAACATCTGCTGGTGCTTTACTTGGATAAACTGGTTTGCCTTTAAGACACAAATAAAAAGGTTCGTGCTTTGGTCTTGAGTAATAACCGATGCCAAAATTGTTTTTTACCCAAATGTGCATTGCTTGAATCTTGAAAAACTTTTGCAGGGAATTTTCAAAAGCACCAATTTTCGACCATCCAGTCCAAACAAAAGCATATGTATCTGGTTTCATTACAGAAAAAGCAGATGAAAAAACCCCATCTAAGAAATCGTTAAATTCTTGACCTTCAAGAGCATCATTTAGAATTTTTCCGTGGGTTCCCCTTTGGGGAGCAAAATCAATTCCATAAGGAGGGTCTGTAAACAATACATCTACTTTTTGACCATCCATCAGCTTCTCTACCGCGTCTATGCTTGTAGAGTCCCCGCACATTAACCTGTGCCGTCCAAGTTGGTAGATGTCCCCCGGCTTGGTCTTTGGTTCCTCTGGAACGTCTGGGACTGCGTCTTCGTCCGTCAGCCCTTCTGTTTCTTTTATCGGGTTTAGCAGGGCGTTTAACTCGTCTGCCTCGAACCCTAGCAGGGACAGGTCAAAGTCCTCGCCGTCTAATTCTTGTAACTCCAGCGTCAGCATCTGGTCATCCCACCCTGCGTTCAATGCTAGGCGGTTATCCGCTATCACGTAGGCTTTGCGCTGGGTGTCTGATAGGTGAGCCAGCCTTATACACGGGACGGCCTGTAAGCCCAGTTTCTGCGCGGCCATGACCCTGCCGTGACCGGCAATTATTCCGTTGTCCTCGTCTACCAAGACGGGGTTGTTGAAGCCAAACTCCTTAATGCTTCCCGCTATCTGCGCGACCTGCGCTTCGCTGTGGGTTCTGGAGTTCTTTGCGTAAGGGATTAGTCCCTTGGTTTCAAGCCATTCTATTGTTTTTGCGCCCTGCATCCGATTCCTCTAAGGTTGTTCGGTTGTTACTATTATACAACAATTATAAACCTAGTTTTGCAATAACACGTTTGGCGAGTAATTTAATGTCTGACCACAAGGCTTGTAACTTTTCCATATCAATCCTTCCGAAGTATGACTTGCAAAGCATCTACGGCGCGAGGGGTACGCATAATTATGTCCTTGGCGACCTTACTGTCTGCCATCTCCATGCCTAGTTCTGAGAGTTCTAAGCCCATCTGCGTACAGGTGAACTTCTCCTCCCAGTTTAGATACCAATGCCAGTCTGTGTAGTAGAGCCAACTGTTTTCGTTAAATGCTCTTACATGAGTTGGGTCTTGCCACGCGCCTAGACTTAGGTCGTAGGGCACATGGATGTGCATCTCGCCGCCGCGCTTTAGTAAGTCTCGGCAGTTAGTCATAGCGGCTACTAGGTCAGGGATGTGTTCCAAGACATCGTTGGCGATTATCTCGGTGACCATTCCCTTCTCTACCGCGAACCGCCCTAGGCGGGTGTCTATAACCTCGCCCCACGGTACTTTTGTAATGTCTAGCACCCAGTCGGGTTTCTTCTCCGGCTGGATGTCTGCGTTTATGCAGTCCTTGCGCCAGTCTTTTCCCGAGCCAAGGTTAAGTTTTACGGTAGACAACTATGAAATCCCCCCAATGGTTGTCTAATAATTTTGTGTATTCAAGCGTGCAATTATAACCGTTCAGCTTTGCCCACTTTAGCAGGGCCTTGGCAGCGTCTGGGTAGAACCTCCAACAATCCTGTGGAAAAGCGTGGTACTCGCCTCTAGACGGGGCGTTTATGTAGAACAACCCACCAGGCTTTAGAATCCTCACGCCCTCTAGGAAGGTTAGCCAGAACATCTCGGCGTGTTCAAAGCAGCTACTTGTTACCACAATGTCCGTACTGCCGTCAGGCAGGGGGAACTTGTACTCGTCTTCCAAGACTATGTCCACGCCCTTTGCGGGGGAGTAGTCTAGACCTATATAAGAATAGTGCCTTGGGCACACTTCCTTTATGGAGCCGTTGACGATTTGCGACCCTATCTCCACCACAGAGGCGGCTTCTAGGGGGTACTTGTCGTAGAACTCAGACGCGCTTTGTAGTGCGCTTGCGTGCATTATTTGGGCTTGTAGCGGGTTTTGAGTCTTGTCCCGAGGGCTTTGAGTTCTTGGAGGTCTTCGCGGTTTTGCGGGACTTTGGCTGCCCAGCGTTTGAATTGGAGCGCGGCTGGCGTAGCCTCTCCGTTCTTGTCTTTGAGAGGGTGTCCAGCAGTAAGTGCTTGGGCGGCTTTTCGGTAGATGAACTTGGCGCGGTCGTACTTGTCGCTTGTTGAGGCTCCTTTGAGCGACCTAACAGGTGCGCGAACATCTCCACCAGACCGATTATGTTCGGCCATCTTTTTCGTAGTTGCTCTGTCATAGGCTTCGAACCGCTTGGCAGCGTCCCTTATCTTCATTTCTTGGCTTGCGCCCCACGCATATTAGCCAGGAGGCTAGGGTACTTTGTCCCCGTGGACTT